GGAGGCGTTAATGGCTGGTTTAAAGACAAGCTACGTCCCCAAGTTAAATCACAAGCCGATCTGTTAATTAGAGAAGAACGTCTGTCTAATATGGATGAGTATAATCAATATATAGAAGATCAGTTAGACACTTTAATAGGTGAAGAAGATGGTGATGGTTTGTATGGTAAATTTTCTACAGCCTTTAAAACTGCTTCTAGTTTAGCACCTACCTCTCAGTTTAATGATTATATTAAAAATAAAAATCCAGCTTATAGGAATGTAGGTAGTGCTGTTGCTGGCTGGTTGCGTAAAGAAAATCCTAGTACTGAAAGAGCTTTAGAAACTATTGCATCTAGTAGATATGTACAAAATCAACAGGCTTATACTACAGCTTTGGAAAGTTATCGGGGTGGTTTATCTGCAACTGCTAGTCTTGAACTTGCTGATATAGCAGCGCAAGAATTTAAACAAAAGCCTGAAGAAGTTATAATAAAGTCAGAAATAATTTATATCGATCATGGTAAAGAAGGGTCTAGGGTTAAAATCCCTGTTATGCAAAAAACAGCTAAAAATAGAGATGGCAGTGTGCGTACATTTCAAACCGCAGTCAAAGATAATCCACTTAGTAAAAAGTTTTTTGATAATAAACCTATACAAGTAGCACAGCAAGTTGAAATAGAAACTGTAAATGCTTATACGGGTGAGAAAATTAAATCAAAAAGGACTTTAGTAACTGATCCTTTTGGGGTTCCTATAAATAATGGAAAGCCGTATCATTTAGACGCACAAAAAACAGGCACAACAATTGATTCTCCACCTACTATTAGTGCTATTAATATAAAGTTTGCAGAAACTATGATGTCTCCTATTGATAGTAGTTTTAGTTTTAGATCACCAGACGATAAAGCCCTTTTAAAAGCAGCTATTGCAAGCACAGACGATACTGAAGCAGGTAAAAGAAAAGCAGTAACTTTTCAAAAACTTACTTACGGGGTTTCTCAACGCTTACAAGAACAAGTAATGGGAGGCCCTTCAGACACAAGAGTCCCTTTACGTTCGCCTAAGACTAGCCCTTTTTCTAAAAACTTAGCTTCTGATTTAGCGGCTGAAATAACGACAATGGGTCTTTTGTATACACAGAAAGCTTCTGCTGACGAAGCGCCCGGAACCCCTTTAATTCAAAATTTACAAGGGGTTGTAACAGATGGTCAAGACGTTAACGGAGTTTTAGTAGCTTTAGGTTTAGAATCTTTAAATGGTAGAAGTAATTATAACGCTTATCAGTTACCCGGACAAGCTACTGTTTCTTTATTTAATTCCGCACTGTCCCCAAAAAACTTAGAAGTTTTTAATGAGTCAGCTTCTGAACACGCTAAAACTTATGTTAAGGATATGATTAAGGCCAGCTTAGAGGCTGGTAGAGTAGACGGTGGTAATCGCTCTTTATGGGCTATGCCTTTAACTGGGACAGGCGTTACAGGGGCTGAGTTGCTAGGTGTTATGTCTAAGCAAGAAGAAGAAGAGCAAACGCAAGAGCAAGAACTTTTAAGTACTTCAAATGATTTTTTAGGCTTTGGAAAAACTTTTACTCCTAGAGACAAAGAGAAAGAGCTAACTGAGCCAGATCAACGCAAAAGAACAAACTTAGATGATAAATATGATCAAGCTTTAAGGCAGTTAAAGGGAGCAGCTAAATACCCAAACAGATTTCCAGAGTTATATGCTAGAGCAGTTAAAAAAGAAGAGCGGCTAAGAAATACTTTGGGAACAAGGTATCCAAGACCCGATAGTTTATTGGACCTAAACACTAAATAGGAATTATTAAATGCTTTATGATGAAAACGAAGAACTAAGCACTTTTAAACGTGTAGAGCCTACCTATTCTGAAAAGTATGTTGCTTCAGATAATAATAAACTTAGTGTTACGCAGTTTCAAAATGACCCTGAAGTTCAAAAACAAGGTCAAGTATATTTAGAGTGGGTAGCTCAGAATCAAGCGCTAACCCCCGGAAGTATTGGTGGCTACGAAGATCTTACAGAAACTCTACGAGATGAAGATTATCGTCTTGGCGATATTATTGGTAGAGCCGCTGTTTCTAAAGACATGCCTGAAAATGTTAAAAAAGCATACTCATTTTTAAGAGATACTTGGGACACTAAAACAGAAAGCAAGGGCTTTAGGGAGCACATGGAATCTGTTGCAGATATAGGAACAGACATTATTGCAGACCCTTTAAATCTTTTAAGTCTTATTTTTACAGGCGGTTCAGGAACCGTAGCATCTAACGTAGTTGCTAAAGAAGGTGTAAAAGCCACTCTTAAAAGGTTAGCAGTTTCCGATAGCACCTCTGACACGTTAATTAGGGGCGCTATTTCAGGGGCTACGTGGACAGGCGTTGATGACTTTGCGCGTCAAAATGTAGAAGTTGATGCTAACATGCGCGACGAGGTTTCTTATGGACAAACAGCAGGAGTTACAGCATTAGGCGCAGGGCTTGGTGCAGGTATGGGTGCCTTGTTTGTAAAAGCAAGAGGCTCTAAAGATTTAACAGAAGCTATTGATGAAAATAACATTGCACAAGCCAGAAAAGAATATGCAGATGTAGATACAGATGCTGTTATTGATGCAGATGTAGAAACTATAGTGAGCAATGCTGAAGCCAGAGGGGTATCTACCAATGTTAAAGATGACTCTTCTGTTGTGCTTGAAGGCGATTTTAATGTTATAGATGATGAAATAGTAACAGTTAGTTCTAAAGCAGGTGGTGGCACTAAAACCTCAGAAGAGCTTCAAGATACTGTAGATGAAATTGTTAGTGAAGGTGGGCCAAGCTCTGTTATTAAAAATAAAATATTATTTGAAATAAAAAGGATGGGTAATACCTTAGCATCTAAGGTGGCTTTTAAACCTGCTTCTTTGTTAGATTCATATACAAAATATTCCCCTGCGGCTGCACAGCTACAGAAAAAATTTAGATACGATTTAGGTAGAAATATTTGGGGAGACAGAAAGTACGATGCACAAGATTTTAACGAGGTTTATAAAGAAACCGCAGGAGGCTACTACGTTGACATTAAAACAGCTATGGAGCCAATACAGAAAAATGTACGAGGTGATTTATCAAAAGAAGTAAACTTAGATCTTATAAGAGCTTTAAGGGGTGCAGAATCTAAAGATGTAAATGTTAATAGTATTGCTGCTACGCTGCGTGAATCTGTATTAGATAAACTTGGAGTAGAATTAAGTGCTAGAGGTTTCATAGATACTCCCGTAGATAAATATTTTCCCCGCTCTTGGGATCGTAAAGCATTAGAAAATAAACCTGAAGAGTTTGTTGCAAAGCTTAAAAAAGCTGGCGAGGTAGAAACAGACGAAGAAGGCTTTGCTGTTATAAAAGAAATGTTAGATAAGAAAAATCAATTAGACAATGGTAGTGGTGCTGGGTCACGTTTCTTCTCTAAAAGAGTCTTTAAAAATATAGATGATAATGACTTTGAAGAGTTTTTAAACAACGATGTTAATACCGTTCTTATTGATTATGCTTTTCAGGCTTCTAAGCAACTAGCTAAGAAAAAAGTATTTGGCGTAAAGAACCAAACAGAGTTTGAAAATCGTTGGCTAAACCCCATCGTAAAAGAAATGGATCAAGCCGGGAAAACTTTAAGTTCTGGAGACAGGAAAAACATTTTAAAATTATATCAGACAGCTACTGGAGAAGGCGTGTCACGTTTTGAAAGCGAGGCTGTCAATAATACAGTAGATATCTACTCTACTGCCAACAGACTTGCTTATCTACCACTAGCTACCGTATCTAGTTTAACTGAAATATTTATTAATGTACAAAAAGCAGGACTTCTAAAAACTATCAAAGGTTTCACAAGCGCATCTAACACTGCACGAAAAACAATTCAAACTGATTTGCTTGATAAACTAACAAAGCAGCAGGGTCTTACTGAGCCAGAAGCTTGGAAAGAATTAAACCAGTTTGCAATGGCTCTAGATCCAGCAACAGGTGATGTAGCAGAGCGTTTGGCAGGTGATGCACTTACAAGCGGCACAACTAGAAAAATTAACAATGGTTTCTTTAGATTTACCATGCTAGATCAGTGGACAAAGCTTGTTCAGCTAACTTCTTTTACTGTAGGTAAAGATTTAATTACTGATAACCTACAGAAAATAGCAGCTCGCGGAAGTTTAAAAGACTCTAGAAGAATTAAAAATATGCGCGGCGAGCTTAACGAGCTAGGTGTAGATATAGATAAAGGACTAGCTTGGATTCAAGGAGGCTCAAAACAAGATGATCCTTTTTATAAAGAAGTTATGCGGGGAGCATCCCGCTATACTAACGAGGTTATTCTTACTCCTACCGGCGAATCTGGTATGAAACCTTTGTGGATGAGCAGTCCTAAAACATCTATTTTATTTCAGTTTATGGGCTACCCTGCTGCTTTTACAAATACTATTCTTAAAAATGCAGCTACAGCTATGATTAAAGACCCTGTAGGTAATGTTCCGAAGACCTTAGCTGCTGGTTTAATTATGACAGAAATGGCTCGTTGGACCAACTACTCTAGGTCTTATGGCAAAAGCGAAGAGAATAAAACAGAAGAAGAAATATATGTAGAAGCTATTAAGCGTTGGGGTGGTAATGGTTTAACCGCTGATATGCTTTCTAGAGGTAGAAAAGCAGCAGAGATTTATCAAGATCCAGTTGCTTATGCAACGGGCTTCGGAGGCCCTATTGTTCAAGATGTTTACAAGCTTGGTAAACGCGGTGATGTTGTAAGATTTTTAGGTGAAAAAGTTCCTTTTTATGGGGCTTTAAATACCGTAAGCCCAGAGCTTAAGAAAGACTATGCAGCCAAGCTAAAAGAAATGGACAAGTCTTTTAAAAAAGCAGTCGTGCCAGAAAGACAGGAAGAGCCTTATAGGTATTTTTCTAAGGGCGGTGAAGTTCTAAACGTGCCTAATGCTCCTAAAGAGCCTGACCAGCGTATAGATAAAATGACGGGTAGGCCCTATGACCAGCAAGCGGGTGCAGCCTTTACTGATCAAGAAGATCGTCAAGACCCACTACAGCGCATGGGTTTTGGGGCTGGCGGTAAAGTGCTTAGACAGGCAACTGAAGCTATATATGATATGCTAAGTAAAGACTTACCGTACATAATTAAAACCCATAGCAACAGAAATGTTTCAGATGATGAGGCTAAAGAAGCAGCAGAAGAAATCTATTCTAACTTTAGGGGAGATCCTGATATGCCTTCTGAGCTAGATGATCTAGACTTTGAAGACTTTATTAAGCTAGAAACTAGAGCCTTGCTAGAAGAAAAGCATGACCTAGAAGATCCTATAGTGGCTGCTCAGTTCAGTAAAGACTTTCCCGGTTTAAAACCTGCTGGAGAAGATTTTAGCAGAGCGCGTGATTATACAGAAGAAGCTATAGTTAATTTTAAAATGTCTGGTAAACAAGCAGATCTTTTAAGAGAGTTAGGATTAGAAAGCGACCCTCAAGATGTAACATTTTTATTACAAAAAATATTAGATGAAAGGAAATTAACTCAAAAAGTACCGACCAGCAAGAGTGTAAGAGCACCTAAGAAAAGAGGTGGTAAAGTTGTAAACTCTTTAAGGAGCAAGTTAAATAATGTATAAATATTTTAGCATGGATGAGCTTAAATGTCAACACTGTGGTGAGCAAGGCATGGATGAAGAGTTTATGACCAAGGTAGAAGCCTTGCGACATGAACTAAAGTTTCCTTTTACTGTTACATCTGCTTACCGCTGCAAAGACCACATCATAGAGCGCAAGAAAAAAACACCCGGAGCACATGCTTCTGGACATGCTATAGATATTGCTGTTACTGGCAACCAAGCCCACAGGCTCTTAGAAGCTGCACTAAGTATGGGCATGACAGGTATAGGCGTTAATCAGAAAGGCGCTAATAGATTTATCCACCTTGACGATCTTGAGTGGGCTGAGAACCGCCCTAGACCTTGGGTATGGAGTTACTAGATGACTGTCTTAAACGCTCTCATAGGGCCTGTGACGGGCTTGTTAGACAAGTTCATAGAGGACAAAGACCAGAAGAACGCCTTGGCGCATGAAATTGCAACAATGTCGCAGAAATACGCGCAAGAAATTGCTCAGGGTCAGATGGCTATCAATGAGGTCGAGGCGGCTCACAAGTCGCTGTTCGTGTCAGGCTGGCGACCGTTTATTGGCTGGACATGTGGCTTGGGCATGTTTGGTAACTTTATTACCATCCCGTTTAGTAACTTTGTTTTGGCTCTACTTGAGTTAGACATAGTTATACCTCTCGTACCCTTGGAAACTATGATGCCTGTGTTAATGGGTATGCTTGGGCTAGGTGCAATGAGAACCTTTGAAAAAACAAGAAAATAAGTTACTTAAATGCGTTGGTTATTACTTATACTTATGTTGCCTTTGCTATCCTTTGCAGCCGACGAGGCTATCATGGGAGACACAACTGATAGCACAAATAATCAAGAAGGCAGTTTAAATACTAATACAGTAGGAAGCGTTGTTAGCAGTAACAATCAATCAGAAGATAAGTCTGTTAGCAACACGTACAACGGAGCAGGAAGCTCCTCAGATATGCCTGTAGGCTCTGCAATAGCACCTACATACATGTCTAATGGTATAGAAACCTGCTTGCAAGGACAAGGTTCTAGTCTTCAAACAGGTATTGTAGGCATTACAAGAGGTAATTACAAAGCTGATGAGGACTGTAACAGGCGTAGAGACTCTAAAGTTTTAAGTGATTTAGGTATGAAGGTCGCGGCTATTGCTAGAATGTGTGAAGACGTACATGTATGGCGCAGTATGTTTGTTTCTGGAACGCCTTGCCCTATTCTTTCTGGTAGTAAACTTGTAGTAGGTAAGAGAGCTTTCTTGCTTATGAAGCGTGAGCCAGAATTATATATACCAGACTACGGAAAAATTAAAATGCGGGTACATGCTACTTATAGTAGTAAGCCTTCTTACCCTACATACACAGAAAACCAGAAATGGTATAACCAGATATTAAAAATAGGAGAAACTATTAATGATGAAGAGAGCACTGATGACGTTATCTCTATATCTGTTAAGTTCCGCAGCTCACTCCAATGAGTTAGATCAGTTAATTAATGCAAGCTCTGCAATAGTTAGTCAAATTGATAAAGGTATTAAGATGGCAGGTGCTGGTTATGGCTATGCTAATCAAGGAGGTGCTTTATCTAATGGTCAACTAGCAGGTACTGCCCATATAAGTACAGAACAATTAAACGCATACAATTCTGCATTATCTAATATGTCAGGCTATGAAGCATACGGAAGCGTACAGGCTCTGTTAGAAACGCAAGCCGCTACAGAACTACAGCTAATGGATAGTGCTATAGAAACTTTTACAGAAGTTGTCGTAGACATGATTGCTGTTGTAGAGGTAGCAGAGATAGCAGCAGAAGCAGAAACACCAGAAGATAAGGCAGAGGTACAAACCTATGTTTCTGAAAATGAAGCAGCTTTAGTTATTACTCAAGCAGAAGTAGAAACATATAATCAATCTTTAGATGATATTGAAGCGCATGGTAACAAGGCCAGTGCTTATTTAGGGGTAGCTGCTAACACAGAAGCAGTAGCTTTTTTACAAGAAGGTGCAGAAGAAAATAATAGCAATGCTGACTTTGCTACTTTAAGTTATGATTCAAATCAACAATGGGTTGCTATAAACTACCAAGGTACTGCTAACTCAAATTCAGTGTTTGTTAACGGACAAGACGCTTTTAATATGAACTTTTATCTTACTGAAACAGAAATACTAGCAGCAGGAGCAGAAAGCGAACTGTATTTAACAGGCCCTACAGCTTTAGGCTATCGTTGCTTTATGTACAATGAGGATTGTGATCCATGAGCCTAGCTGAAACAGAACTAACTATTGGTGGTACGTCTTTTAAAGGCGTGTACATCGCTATATTACTTAGCCTAGCTACAACACTAGGAGGCGGTGTATGGACTGCCAGCAGCTTGTACAGTCGTCTAGAGGCGGTAGAAGCCTTGCAGATACCAGAGCTTGCGCCATTAGAAGAGCAGCTTTTAAAAGTAAGGCAAGACTTAAAAACTAAAATTGAACTGATTGAGCAAGAGTTAACGGCTAATGATGTTAGTCAGCTTCAAGGAAAACTAGCTACACTTGGTGTTAACCTAGAAACTATTGCAACGCAACAATCCAAGCTACTTACAATTAACGACAAGGTAGTAGAGCTTGAAAAAGAAGTAGAGTCTATGCGAGTCACTGTAACACAGGCTGAGTTAATAACAAAAGATTTACAAGACGTAGATTCTAAAATTAAAAAAATTGATACAGAAATAGAAGACCTTTGGTCAGGTATGGACTATCTTTCTAATCCTTTAAACTAAACGGAGTTTGCAATGTCAACAGTTAATAAAGCAGGTAACTATACTAAGCCTACCATGCGTAAGAATCTTTTTAATAAAATTAAAGATGGGACTAAGGGCGGCAAAGCCGGTCAGTGGTCAGCACGTAAGGCTCAGATGTTAGCTAAACAATACAAAGCTGCCGGTGGAGGGTATAAGTAATGGCTATTAGGAAACCACAGAAGTCTTTAAAAGCTTGGACAAAGCAAGACTGGGGTACAAAGTCTGGTAAAAAGTCTAGCGAAACAGGTGAGCGATATTTACCTAAAAAAGCTAGAGAGTCTCTAAGCTCTGCTGAGTACGCTCAGACAAGCGCAAAGAAGCGTAAGGATACTAAGGCAGGTAAGCAGCACAGTGCACAGCCTAAGAAGATTGCAAAGAAAACTAAAAAGCATAGAAAGGTATGATACGTTTTATTGGTGTAACATTTTTATTATTTATACTGTCTTGGATGACTAAGAAAGAAGAGGAGATTCTAAATGGCAAAAGGTAAAGATCCTAGACTAGAACGCGCAGGAGTCAGCGGTTTTAATAAGCCTAAAAGAACTCCTAAGCATCCTAAAAAATCTCATGTTGTTGTAGCTAAAGAAGGCGACAAAATAAAAACAATCCGTTTTGGTGAGCAGGGAGCCAGCACAGCCGGTAAACCTAAAGCAGGTGAATCTGATCGTATGAAAGCAAAACGTAAATCATTCAAAGCTAGGCACAGTAAAAACATAGCTAAGGGAAAAATGTCTGCGGCTTACTGGGCTAATAAAGAAAAATGGTAAAAATATATAAAGTTACGTGGTTTGATGCAGCAGGCGGTGGCAACATAGGCTGGAGAGCTTTGGAGGATTTAGTAAAAACTAAACCTGCTCGCGTTGTTTCCTGTGGTATCAAGCTGCATGAAGATGACATATCTTTAATTATCTGTCCTCATTTTATCTTAGATGAGAGCGGTCAAGTAGAGCAAGGAGATGCTGAGATTGTTATACCTAAGCAGTGGCTCCTAGACTGTCAACTTCTTACCAGTTATAGTTAATTATCTAACCACCTTTACATCTAGGCGTTCTGCCTGTACTGCTTTTTGAGAAACCTCTAACACAAAGGATGAGTGCTGATGTAGAAGGGTTGTAATTACTTCAATGTTTTCTTCAGCCAGCTCAACGCTGGCTAAGGCTGCAATAATTTCTGAGTTTATTCGCAAGGTCATTCCCAACCTTGTTTCTGGTGTAAAAAATAATTCTTCCATGTTATAGCGCCTGTAATTGTTTTTCTAAATGCTCATGTAAAGGATCTAACTTAACGTGTGCCTCTCTTAATATATTACGAATATAACTTTGAGTATATATATCCGAAAATACGTTTGTAATTTCAGAGTCGGGAAAAAAACTAAGCTCTGTACTTAGCCTTCCCCGCTCATCAATTATAACCTTGAAGGAAATTAAGTTACCTTCCTTCATATCTCACATACTCCTGCAACACAAGCAAGTGTCTGAGTGCCTTCAGTGTTGTCATCTGCTTCTTCAATGTCCCACTCCATGTCTTTGGGCATTTCTTTTAAAAGCTTTTGATATGTATCCTTATCTATCTTCTGGTACGGAGCTTGTTTATATACGTGCTCTGCTTCAGGAAGAAAGCTAATGCCGCTGACGCTATCAAAGTTTTCCCAGATCCACTGACACACAGAGTAGAAGTTATCGTCGTTATAGTAACAAGTCATAGAAGGTTTATGCTCGCACCAATAATCTTGGTAAGTCTTCCAGAGCCTAAGCTGCTCCATAGCTCCCATGCTTTCTACTGTTATCGCTTTGTTAGGGGCCTTCTGAGGAAAGCTGAATACCCAGTTAGAGTTATTCATTACATCTTCTTCGTGAGGAAAACCCTTGTCAATCATTGCTGTAGCCAGAGGATCTTTCTTATCAGCTCGTACAGTCCTAATGTAGTAATCACTAAACCTTGGATGAATACCGCTGGCGCTGTCAGTCAACTGAGATACAGTCCCTGAAGGCTTAACACAAGTAATAGCAACTGATGGATTAACTCCTAGCTTATTTGCCCAATCCTTGTTGGTAAGTATTGCAACGTCTCTAAGAGTTTCTAAGAGCCGCCCTAAAGCCTCTTCACCTGTTGACCCATTAGTTAGCTTGCAGTCCATGATGCCCGTCATAGACACCCCTAGAAGAGCCTCTTCCTCTGTGTTCTTTTTCCAGATGTTACGTAGGTAACGGAAGTCAGTCATGGTGGATTGAAGAGTTCCTAAGATTGTAGCAACCCGCACCTTTTCTACAAGGGTATCTTCTGTATCATCTGCTCTAACAATAACTTCTGATAGATTACAGAACTGATAAGGGCGTAGGATAATCTCAGAGCATGGATTAGTACCAAACTTATATGTAGCGTCACGCCTTTCGTTACGCGCTGCTACTTTCTGAGCTGCAATACGGCTGAAGATACCACGTTCACCAGACTTAGAATCATACAGACGCTTCATTTCAGAGGAGTAAGTATCAAAGTCAGGCTTCTCAGAGTACACAGCACTGTTGTTAGCCAATGCACGTTGACCGTTACCCAAGTACCACTCACCGTTCTTAGCGTTAGCCATGCGGTTATCAGTTACGTTACTCAGTGAAATCAGAGCAGAGCGTCTTACGCCACCTACAACAACGATGTCAGCAATCTTACACACTAAGTCATGACACTCTAGTGACGTTAGCTTGCGACCTGTAGCAACTTTAAACAGATCAACAGTAAAATTAAACAAGTCAGCCAAAGGCTGTGGGCCGCTGGCTCTGCCGCCAAAGGTCTTCAGTCTAGCTCCAGCAGGACGTACCCTAGTCAAGTCACACTTAGGAATCTTACCGGCGTACAAGAGGCTGATAAGCTCTCTGAAGGCACTTGCCCAGCCTACCTTGCTGTCAGAAACCACAACCGTGGAGTCAGTCTCATGGAAGCTGTCGGCTACTTCTGGTAATTTGTTTACGTAATCTCGCTCAACACTAAATCCTACTCCTGTACCACACAACAAGATATACATAAGCTCGTCAAAAGAGCGAGGGCTGTCGATAGGAAGATAAGAGCAGTTAAAGCCTGCAACATTGTCACGGTGTAAGGCTGGCCCTGCTGTCATCATACAGCGCATAGAGGGCATTACTTCTTGATCAGCGATAGCATTGAAAAGCTCTTCGGCTTCTGAAGCACCTAGTTGATTACGCTCTACAAAGAAAGAAAGATAACGGTTGACTGTCTCAGCCCACGTTTCTCTGCGTCCTTCCTCATCTAAGTAACGTGCGTATCTACTCTTGTGTATGTATTGTTGATATTGATCCATTTCTTTTTTCAAACTCCTCTTTTAAAAACGTGTTATATAGCTTTGTATATTCTAGGTATCTCATTTGCTTGGTGTCTGACTTATGTTCATCACAGTATTCAGCGTACATCATACCACTAAAAATTTCAAACTCTTTCTTTTGCATCTTGTATATCCTCTTTAGCTTCTTGCTGATTAAGCTCGTCAGTTCTTAAACTTTTAAAGTTTTTCTGAGACTTTGTAGCCTTGCCCTTGTATTTTTTATTATACCTGTCGCGGCGTTCAGATTTTCTGTCTAGGTAATTTTTATCCATCACTCCCTAAAACCTCTAGCAATTTATTTTCGTACCAGTCTGCTTTTTTTAAATCTTCTATTCCGTTTTTGTACGGAAATCTCCAGCGGTACTTCAGACTGTTCCCGCGTAAGTAGCCTATAAATTCTTCTTTTGTCAGCATTGCTTGAATTCCGTCTATACATTCTATACCACCCTTATTGTAATGAGCAGGGTTATTAACTAAATCTTCTCTTTTTTCTTGTTGCAGCCACCTAGTATTGTTCCACTCTTCTGGCTTGACATCGTCTACACTTATTTTTTTCTTAGTGCTTTGTTTCATTCCAACTCCTCCGGGTAGTCTGGGTTTTCAGTTATGACACAAGAGCTGTCAATCCATTTTTTAGGGATGCTATAGACACTGTACCATCTAAATCCATTGGCTTCTGCCCACTCTGCATGAGATCTTTTAGTGCCATCCTTTCTTCTCTTAGCTTGCGGCATAGGTGCTGAAGGATCTGCAAATAAAAAGACCAGCTCTATATTCTTAGGCAGGGCCTTCTTAACCCATACATATTTGTTGTGCTCTGCATGATCCCAGAAACGACCCTTAGCTTCTAAGAAGATTGTATTCTTACCAATCTTTTTTATGAAGTCAGGGTGATAGGTATGTTTAATAATGTAGTCAACTGTATCAGAGTGTATGTCCCATTCTTTTAAGATACCAGTATGTAGTTCGTACTCCCAGTTAGAGTCATATCCTTTAATGACACCTTTCTCGGCAGGTCTAACAACTCTACGCTTACGTGCTCCTGATTTTATTTTCCCGACCACTCTATATCCTTCAGGGTTATGGATGAAACATCGTAGCCCTTGTTCATTAAATTTTTAATATTCTTTTTAGCCCAGCGTACTGTATAAAAAGAAACCCACTTTGATTTTTTAGCAATAAAATATTTATCTTCTGGTAGAAAATTACTGAAGTTTTCAGCAGTAATCTTGTGTGCATCTTCTTCAGGTACAACACTGATAAGCCAGTCTATAATAATTTCTTTTGCTTTTACATTAGCTTTCTTTGATTGTTTACCATTCATGTATTTCATCTACCTTTGGTTGCGCTCGTACCTTAGTAAAGTATACAAGACCTTTAGCATACCTAAAAGCCCTCAATCCTTTACCGTTATTAGAATCTTTATGGCATTCTTTTTTATGAGGACAGTAAGCACAGTTCTTAGCTATTCTCATATTGCCTGACTTACCTTCAGCCACTGGTGGGTAACAAAGTTCAGGGGGTTTGCTCAAGTCTAATTTGTGCTTAAGATCTTTGATGTGTTGTGACATATTTGGTTTGTCTAAATCTTCAGGTTCATGAAAACAAAGCTCACCTGTTTCTTTATTGATAACTAAAAAACCAGAGTTAGCAGTGCCTTCTGCCTCTTCATAAGCAGCCAATTGAGCTATGTAACCAAAAGGATCATCTTCTCTAAGGATACCCTGCCTAAACTTACTAAAAGAAAAGCCAGAGGCAGATTTAATATCCACCACTTTACCATCAATTTTACAATCCATGTGGCCCTTGATGCCCTCAATGTCTACTTCTTTTTGTTCATCAGAAACTTTGTGTCCCGACATGCGGACTAACAAAAGTAATACTTCTTCTAGTAGGTGGCCGTACAAAAACTTAATAAACAAAGAAGGTTCAAGTCTTTTGGCTGTTAGTTGATTTTTTTTATCAAACCACAACTGCCTAGAAGGTTTACCAATGTTAGACATTCTAAGATAAAAACCTTCCTTTCTTTTCTGGGGCTGCGCCCAAGACTTAATGGCTGCTTTAATATCCTCACCAAACTTATCTATAATTTCATCAGATAAATCTAAAGGACCGTCATTAAGACCATCTAGTTTTGTATAAATATCTTCTACTATATTCATTTCCTGTGCCTTACAAATCTACATTTGCGTGTGAGGGAGTTATAGTGGAGGTACTGTACGTTAAGTTCTTTTTGAAGCGGTGTCTTTCCTGCCAGCCTACCATCCTTGTAAGACTTAACATCTATCAGTGTTACTTTCCCTCGTGGGTCTAAGGCAACAATGTCGATAGG